ACATTAACAGGTACTCAAGTACTAACAAATAAAACATTAACATCACCCGTGTTAAATACTGGTGTTTCGGGTACAGCAATAAAAGATGAAGATGAATTAAGAAGAAAGTTACGAAAAATACAGATGCTAACCGAAGAGAAGAAGTTAGCGGAAGAGACAGCAGTAGCATTTGAAAGAATGTCTCAATCAATAGCTACAGACATAGCAGATGGAATAAAAGGAATGATCGCAGGAACTTCGACTTTAAATGATGTTCTTTTAAATGTAGTAAATAAATTAAGAGATGCTGCTTTTAACATGACATTTTTTGGTAATCCACAGGGTACGTTAGGGAGTGGTGGGTTATTTGGTTCGATACTCGGTGGTATAGGTTCAATTTTTGGAGGAGGAAAAGGACCAGTTGACGTTCCTACACCTGTTCTTCCTACACCAATTTACACAGCAGCAAATGGTGGCCTTATTCCAGGTGGCAGACCTTCACTTGTAGGAGAAAAAGGTCCAGAATTGTTTACACCAGCTAAAGGTGGATTTGTTACACCAAACCATGCTCTTGGCGGTTCAACAAATATAGTTGTAAACGTAGATGCTTCTGGATCTAATGTAGAAGGCAACGCAGAACAAGCAAGAGCTTTTGGCTCTGCTCTTGCTAGTGCTATACAATCTGAATTAGTTAAACAAAAAAGACCTGGAGGTTTATTAACTAGATAAATGGCAACTTTTCCTTCTATTCAGCCCACTTACGGGGTGAGAAAAACAAGTTCACCTAACATAAGAACAACTGCTCTTGGTGACGGATATGAGTTTAGAGCTTTGTTTGGTCTGCCTTTAACTCAAGACCCTAAAGTTTATAATTTAACTTTTGAAGTATCTGAAACTGAAGCGGATGTTATAGAAGCATTTTTAAGAAGTCGTGTAAACGACCAGGCAAGTTTTGACTTTACTCCACCAGCAGAAGGAGGTACAAAAACAGGTACATATTCACAATCAGCAACCACATCGACAATTACTATTGCGAATCACGGATTAGCCATAGGTGATATAGTTACTATTGATTACACTAGCGGATCAGCCGTTGATGGAACTTTTACAATAGTAACTGCCGTAGACCAAAATACCTTTACAGTAACTGCGTCTAATAGTGCAACAAATAGCGGAAATGTTTCAGTAACTTTATCAGGTGCTGGTAAATATGTTTGTCAAAGATGGACAAAAACAATACCATATAACAATAGAGCAACTTTAAATTGTACATTTAGGGAGGTATTTGAACCCTGATGGCTATACCTACAGCAGAATTACAATCACTTTCTAATAAATCAATTATTGAACTATATACATTGACTTTAGTTTCTGCATTACATGGTTCAACTGATGTCACAAGGTTTCATTCTGGTGTTGGCATGAATAGTAATGCTTCAATAATTTGGCAAGGAAATACTTATGACAAATTTCCATTGGAGGCTACTGGTTTTGAATATAGTGGAGGTGGAACTTTACCTAGACCAACAGTAACAGTATCAAATATTTTAGGAACCATTACAGCATTGATGGCAACAGTAAATGCCACAACCCCATTCAATGATTTGCAGGGAGCGAAATTTGTACGCATACGCACTCTCAGTCAGTTTCTAGATGCTGCAAACTTTCCTTCAAATACAAATCCTTTCGGAACACCTGATAGCACAGCAGAGTTACCTCAAGAGATTTATTTTATAAATAGGAAAACTGTAGAAACAAGAGATATTGTTCAATTTGAATTAGTTTCTGCTCTTGACCTTCAAGAAGTAAGAGCACCAAAACGTCAAGTAACAAGAAAAGATTTTCCTTCTGTAGGCACATTTATAAATCAATGACCTGGAAAGCTGAAGCTGTAAAACACGCTGAAGAATGTATGCCTAAAGAGTGCTGTGGATTGTTGGCAATAATAAAAGGAAAAGAAACTTATTGGCCATGTAAAAATATTGCAGAAAGTGGTTTTGAATATTTTATTATAGACCCTGATGACTGGGCTGACTGTGAAGATACTGGTGAAATAATTGGTATATTTCATTCTCATCCAACAGGTCCAGTAAGACCTTCAGATAATGATAAGGCAAGTTGTGAGCATCTAGGATTACCTTGGTACATTTATAGTCCTGTACTCAAAGAATGGTTTTCTTTTAAACCAAGTGGTTGGAAATATCCTTCATTACTAGGCAGAACTTTTGTTTGGGGTGTTCACGATTGTTGGAGTGTAGTCACAGATTGGTATAAAGAAACTAAAAATATAGATATTCCATATTGGAATCGACCAAAAAAGATAAAAGACTTTTTAGCAAACCCAGAATTTGAATATGCTTTGCCTAAATTGAATTTTTTAAAACAAAAAAATTATGATGATATACAAGTGGGTGATGTTTTGCTTTTTGAATCAATAACAAAAAACTTAGATCATGTAGCTGTTTACATTGGTGATAACATGATTTTGAATCATAATATAAAAAGATTAAGTTGTAGAGAACCTTTTGATTTAAACTACCAAAAAGCATTACGAGGAGTTTATAGATATGGAACTTAAAACTATTAGAGTCTATGGAAGATTAAGAAAATTTCTTGGTTTTTCGTATTTTGAAGCGGCTGTTTCAAGTCCTGGAGAAGCTATAAGATTTTTATTATGTAATTTTCCAGAAGTAGAGAATCACATGAATAATCAATCATACAAAATAAAGATGAACAATTTAGACATTTCTCTTGATTATTTATTTATGAAAGGTCAAGGAGATATTCAGATCATCCCTATAGCCACTGGTTCAATTCCAGCCGTTGTCGGTCTTTTTAGTGCTGGTGCTGCGGTTGTCTCTACTGCTGCCAGTGCTGTAGGTGCTGTTGCTGGTGCTGCAATAGCAGGTGCTCAAGCTGTAGGAAGTGCTGCCCTTGCTGTAGGAGGTGCGATTGCTGCTGAATACGGAACAACTGGAATACTAGGAGCTATTACTACTGCCACTGTTAATTCTTTAGCGATCCAGGGGATAACATCTTTAATTGCTCCAACACCGCCAACTTTTGAAGGTGCATCTATGGTAGGAGACAATGATGCACAAATGGTAGGTTCTTATTCATTTTCTGGCATCCAGAACGTCAGTGTTAGTGGTGTTAGCGTCCCAATAATATATGGAGAAGTTTTTACTGGTTCTATTGTAATAAGTTCTGGCGTTGATACAGTTCAAGTGGAGGGTACAGTTTAATTATGTTTGGAATAGGACAATTTGCCGAGGTTTTAGAACTAACTGATCCAACTTTACCTTCAGACGTATTAGCTTCAAAACAATTTTTAACTTTACTTGATTTGTTAGGCGAAGGAGAGATTGAAGGATTTCCTTCTGCTGCTGGTTTAACAAAAGGAACTACTGCTTATAATAATGCTGCTTTGAAAGATGTATTTTTAAATGGCACTCAAATATTGCAAACAACTGCTGATAATTCAAACCCAATAGATACAGATTTTAATTTTCCGAATATAACTTTCACACCAAGGTTCGGTACTTCAAGTCAAGAACCAATCCAAGGAATAGTCGCAAGCGAATCTGAAACGGCTGTTAATACAGCAGTAACAAAAAATTCTCCTGTTAATAGAACAATTACTAATACTGAAATTGATGCTGTGCGTGTTACTTTAGGCTTTCCACAGCTTCAAACATTTACAGATGATGGTGATATTGAAGGTGCAGAGGTGGCAATTAATATTCAAACTATTGAGAATGATGGAACAACAACAACAGTAATAACAGATGTAGTCAAAGGAAAAGCATCGAATATGTATTTTAGAGACTACAAAATAAATTTTCCGTCTAATACTTCTTTTCCAGTAACAATCAGAGTTAATAGAACAACTGATGACAGTACTGAAACCACACTACAAAACAGTTCTACTTGGTCATCTTTTACAGAAATTATTAATGAACAAAAAGCTTATCTTAATTCTGCCTACATTGCACTGAGAATAGATGCTCAAACTTTTCCATCTGTTCCAAGACGAATGTATAAAATTAGAGGAACAAAAATAAAAATTCCTCATAATGGCACGGTTCAATCTGATGGGTCAATTTCGTACTCAGGAACATTTAATGGAACTTTTAAAACAGATAAAGAATGGACTAATGATCCAGCCTGGATTTTATATGATTTATTAACTACTTCTAAAGGTTTTGGGGATCAAATAGATACTACTCAATTAGATGTTTTTAGTTTTTATTCCGCTTCTGTTTATTGTTCAGAGCAAGTTGATAATGGAATAGATGGAACAGAACCACGATTTTCTTGTAATGTTGTGATACAAAACCAAAAACAAGCTTATGACCTAATAAATGATCTTTGTTCTGTAATGCGTGTTATGCCATTTTATTCTGCCGGCACAATTTCAATAACACAAGATAGACCAACAGATCCAAGCTATTTATTTAATTTATCTAATGTTACTGAAGCTGGTTTTTCATATAGCAATTCAGCTAAGACTACAAAAACCACTCTTGTTAATGTTGCTTATTTTGATAATGATACTAAGGACATAGATTATGAAACAGTAGAAGACACAGCATTACAGGCAAAATATGGTATTGTCACTAAAAATCTTAGAGGATTTGCTACAACTTCAAGAGGGCAAGCTTCCAGGCTTGGGAAGTGGTTTTTGTACACACAGTCAAATGAGGCTGAGTTAATTTCATTCACCACAACTTTAGAAGCTGGAACGCTTGTCAGATGTGGTGCAGTAATTAATGTACAAGATCCTATGAGGGCTGGTGTTAGGAGAGGCGGGAGAATACAAAGTGCAGCATCAACTACAGCTATCACAGTTGATGATGAACATAACACCGATTTAATAGCAGATAATAATGCAGTATTAAGTGTTATTTTACCCGACGGAACTTTAGAAAGTAGAACTATCTCATCTATATCAAACAGAGAAATCACAGTAACAAGTGCTTTTTCTTCAATACCTCAAAAAAATAGTGTTTGGGTTATTGAGGATGCCTCTATTCAACTTCAAACTTTTAGAGTTATTGGTGTTACTGAAACTGAAAGATTAACTTATCAAATTACTGCTGTTGCACATAATCCTTCTAAATATGCAAATGTTGAAGATGGAGTGCCTTTACAAGGTAAGGTTATATCAACTTTAACAGCAATAAAACCTTCACCAAATTCTTTATCTGCTGTAGAACAGATTGTAGTTATAAATCAAAAAGCTGTATCAAAATTATTCATTACATGGCAAGCTGTACAGGGTGCAAAAGAATATATGCTGCAATATAGATTTAACAACGAAAATTTTACAAGTTTAAAAACTTTAAATACTGACTTCGCAATAACAGATACCAAAGCTGGAACATATGAAATAAGAGTTTTTACATATAATGCGTTAGGAAAACCAAGCACAAGTCCATCAAAAGCAACATTTACAACTGTCGGAAAAACAGCCCTTCCAGCAGATCCGCAAAATTTAACAATTGAACCTATTAACGACCAATTTGTTAGGCTTAGATTTGATCAATCCACAGATGTAGATGTTATACATGGTGGCACAGTTGTTGTCAGGCATACACCAAATTCAGCAGTAACAGATACTTTTGAAAAAGCTACTGGAATTGTTCAAGCACAGGCTGGAAATGTAACTGAGGTAATTGTTCCAGCAATGACTTCTGGAAAATATTTGATAAAATTTCAGGATGACGGAGGTAGATTTTCTGAAAATGCCGCACAAGTAATTCTTACTGAACCAGCAGCACAACCAAGTGTTGTTATTTTGCAAGAAAGAGAAGACACAGACAGTCCACCTTTTCAAGGTAATAAAAAAAGATGTTTTTATGATGCGGATTTTGATGGTCTTTTATTAGATGGAACTTTGTTATGGGATTCTATTACACAAAATATTGATGATTTATCTAATATTGATTTTGCAAGTCCAATAAGTTCAACAGGAGAATATGATTTTGAAAACACAATAGACTTAGGAGCAAAATTTAATCTTAATCTTGTAAGACACTTAGTAACAGATGGAATTTTGGTAAATGATTTGATGGATTCTAGGACAGCAAACATTGATACTTGGGATGATTTTGATGGTTTGTCGGCTTCCAGTGTTGACGCAAAAGTATTAATTGCAACGACTGACGGAGATCCAGCCGCCGCAGTGTCAGCTACTTATTCTCAAACTGCAATAACTGTGACCGTTTCAAAAACCTCACATGGTTTTAGTGTAGGAGATTTTGTTGTTTTTACTGTTAATTCAGGAACAGCAGAGACAGGATTTTTTGAAATTTTATCAACTGGTTTCAGTGAAAATCAATTCGTGCTTATTTCAGATGTTACTCAAAACACAAGCGGAAACTGTACTTTAGGTAGTGCTTTTAAACAATTCAATGAATTTGCCAATGGAAAATATACAGCAAGAGGTTTTAAATTTAGATGTTTACTATCTAACGGTGATCCAGCACAAAATATTAATATTAAAGAATTAGGCTTTACAGCTTCTATAAATCAAAGAACCGAAACTGTTAATACATTCATAGATAGTCAATGTGCTACAAACAGTGCCGCAAAATCAGTGACTTTCGATGCACCGTTTTTTACGGGTACTGCATCTTTAGGAGGTTCAACAACAGCATTTTTACCAACCATCGGAATTACACTTGAAGGTGCTGTATCAGGTGATTATTTTACAATTCCATCTATAGCTGGAACAGGATTTACAATTGAGACAAGGGATGCAAATAATAATTTTAAAAATTTAAATTTTAAATATACAGCTATTGGATTTGGTAAAGGAAGTTAAATATGTTTATATTTAAGTTATCGGTTAATATATACTTATAGAAAAGTACTGAATCATGGCAACAGCAGATTATTCTTTAGCTAATCAATCAGGTGCTGGTTTTAGAACAGAGTTAAATCAAATATTAGAAGCAATAGCAACTAACAATTTAAATTCATCTGCTCCTAGTACAACTTTTGCACATCAATTTTTTGCAGATGATAGTGTTGACATAGTAAAAATAAGAAATGCTGCAAATGATGGTTATTTTAATTTATTTGATTTTGTAGGTGGGCCAGCTTTTTCAGCAAATGGTTCAATTAACTCAGTAAATATAGGAAAAGGTGCTAATTCAGTTGCTGGTAATTTAGCTTTAGGAGAGCAAGCATTAGATGGATCTGTAACAGGTGGACAAAATGTAGCTATAGGAGCACTTGCTTTAACACAATCAACATCAGCTTCAAACAATACGGGAGTTGGATATAACTCATTAGGAACTTTAAGTACAGGAACCTTAAACACTGCTGTGGGCTCTCATTCTTTAGACGCCTTAACGACAGGATCCAGCAACACCGCTTGTGGAGTCAATGCTTGTGGAGCCGTAACAACTGCGGGAGAAAATTCAGCATTTGGAAAAGATGCACTTTTATTAACTACAACTGGTTACCAAAACTGTGCTTTTGGTGCAGTTTCAATGGACGCCAATACAACTGGACATTCTAATTCAGCTTATGGATATGGTTCGTTAAGTGCCAATACGACAGCCGCAAATAACGATGCTTTCGGGCGTTTTTCTCTTGTAAGTAACACGACAGGTTCACAAAATTCAGCTTTTGGTGTTAGCACTTTGCAAAATCAAACTACGGGAAATAATAATATAGCGATTGGATATACGGCAGGTGCTTCTTTAACAACTGGATCGCAAAATATAGCAATTGGAGTAGCTGCTCTTGATGCTGCAACGACATCTGATTACAATTTAGCAATTGGTCACAACTCTTGTACTTCAATAACTTCAGGTAATGCAAATGTCGCAATAGGAGCGTTTTCATTAGATGCTGCAACTACAAGCAGTTCCAATACTGCTGTGGGCTATAATTCTTTATCAGCAACCACAACTGGATCTTCTAACACTGCTGTTGGTAGAGATTCTTTAGATGCAAATACTACAGGTTTTGCTAACACCAGTGTTGGTCATGAATCATTGTCTGGTAATACAACGGCTGATGCTAACACCGCTTTGGGTTATCAAGCGGGTAAAGCAATAACAACAGGTGGAGATAATACCGCTTTGGGTTCTCAGGCATTAGACGCATCAACGACAGGATCAAGTAACACTGCTGTTGGTTCTATTGCACTAGGGGCAGATACAACAGGAGGAGCAAATACTGCTGTAGGCAGAAGTGCTTTAGCAGCAACCACAACTGGATCTTTCAACACTGCCGTAGGGTATCTTGCAGGTGATGCTATTACTGTTGGTGAAAATAACTCATTTGTAGGACGAGATGCAGGGGGTAATATAACCGAAAGTAATAGAAATACTATGGTGGGATTTTTAGTTTCTGGGTCAGGAGCAGATGTAGGTGATGAATTGGTTCTTCATGCTGGTAATGCTAGTGTGTCTGCTTTTGGTAACGGTACAGCATTTATTGGAGCACATACTGCTGGTGGAAATGCTGGTGCTGTTTACAGAACTGGTAATAGTTCTTCTTGGAGTACAACATCCGATCAAAGAATTAAAAAAGATATTACTGATAATACTGATGGATTATCAATTATTGAGGGTATAAAAGTAAGAAACTTTAAATATAGAACCGCAGATGAAATCACAGAAGATTCATTAAAAAATTATTCAATGACAGATTGTGGAACTGGTAATCATATTGGTGTTATTGCTCAAGAATTAGAAACAGTTGCAGCACAGTGTGTAACGACCGAAACTACAGGATTAAAAACAGTAGATACTGATGAATTATTTTGGATAATGTTAAACGCCGTAAAAGAATTATCCGCAAAAGTCACAGCCCTCGAAGCAGGGTAAACTGTAAACAACTTATTCTTTATTATGGAAGAAAAAACCGCAGATGAAATCGCAGCAATTTTTTCTGCTGCTGGCGATAGCGTAACTGTTATCGGTACTGCTCAAGCATCAGATGAAACTGATGATGACTTTAAAGCTAAAATCAAGCGAAACGTAGAACATCTTGAGATAATCAAGCTTTATAAAAAACTAGATGAAACAACATCTATCTGGACATCTGAAGATTTTACAGATATTGATTCTGCTATAACTGCTGGTAAAAAACTTTACTAAATTATGAATTTACAAAAATTACAAGAAACAAAGCAACATCTGTTAATAGAAAAAGAAAAACAACTTGCAAATCTTTATGAAATTACTGGTGCGTTAAAGTTGCTGGATCAGCAGATTTTGGAACTACAACAGCCTTCCGTAACAGACCAGCCATCAGATAAAGAGGCATCAACGAAACAATTAAAAACAGAGTCATCAATGTAAGTGGCCCTGCTAATTTTATTAAAATTTCTCTAATCATGTTTCAAAAAATAGCTAATGTTTTGAGTATTATCTCTTTTATCATGGTAGCTTCCATGAGTGGTGGAGCGTACTTTGGTTACAAGTATGTAACTTCAGAGCAATTTAAATCAAGAGTTATGAATGAGATCCTTGGTAATGTACAAGGTATGATGCCTAAATTATTAGATAAGGGTTTACCAAAAGCAACAGGCCCATCAATGCCGATCCTTAAATGAAATGTTATTGGTGCGATACAGAACTAATCATAGGTGGAGACATTGATATCGAAGAAGATATGAATGGTTATCCTGAGTTTTCTGTAATGACCAACTTATCTTGTCCTAAGTGTTTCTCAGAAGTAGAAGTCTTAAAGAAAAGAGATGCCTACGACTAATGATCTTTGGATTTTTTAAAAAATTAATTAAATACTATATAGATAAGCTAGTTCACTGGCTGCGTATGCAAAAATTTAATTTAGAACTAGATAACGATATAAAAAAGTATCACGAAGAATTAGATAAAAAAGTCAAAAAACCAAAAATTATAGAAAAAGGTACTTTTGGAGAAGATGGCTGGTCTATTTCTATAGGAGATGTAGAAGATGGAGATACCTGATATAAGTATTTCTGAGATATACATTCCAGACGTTCCAGAAATATATAGTCCTCATTATTTAACTATTACAAAGCCACCTGATATTGATGTTCCTGGTTGTACTTATCAACATCGTGATATAAAAAATACTGGTAATCGTAATTTATTACTGCAAGATCCAAATGGTGTATTTACAACGTGTGACTTTCCGTTCCCTGGTTTTATTCCTCTTGACTATACACCTGAGAATCTTGTCATTACAGAAGAACCGCTTGTCGATAATGAAGCACCGCCCTTTCCAGAAACAGAGCAGCCAAAGATTCCTGATTTACCTCCAGACCCCCCACCAGATTTTTCTCCCTGCCCTGGTAAAAATGACCAAAGAGTAGGAGATTTTCGTAACGATAAACGATTGGAACGTGTTATAGGTCACGAAAGAAGCGAAGATGGTAGTAAATGTATAACTCTCTATGAAGACGTTACGTTCATTGAGCAATACATACCTGGCCCTGCACAGCTTATTAGCACTGCTGCTATTGCTACTGTTGCTGCCACTACTCCACTACTGCTTAATATTGTCAAACCCTTAGTAAAAAATCTGATAAAGAAGCTGACAAAGAAGAAAAAAGATGTAGAATAATTATCCGTAGATGAGTTTAATACCCGTGACTTATCTACTGGGTTAATTTGTGATTGTGCGGCATAACTTGGTTTGGGGGTATATTTACAACAATATCTTCACAGGTAATAGCACTAGGAGTATTAGGTTTGAAAGTTACTCCTAACTTTGCCTGTTTTGCACACATTTCTAAGCGATATAAACTAATTTCCATTTTGGTTTTCTTTATCAACAATTTTTGAGCTTCAATATTTACTGCTGTCGCTTCATGGCAAAGTGCTGGTGATTTACCTAATGGAATGTTTAGTTGAGCAGAGATTCCATAATTTAAGTTGTAATTATCCTTTTCAAATCGAGGAGTTTCTTGAACATATTTTACTTCTCCAGTATCTTCATCATATATATTTTGTTTAGTAACATACTCTATTGGTCTACCGAATGACCAGCTATCAGTTACATATGGTGTAATTGTAAGGCTAGGAGAAGCACAAACAATACCTTGACTCATACGAAAAGATGGCATACTTGATGGTGTAATCATTGTTGCATTGTTATTAACGACTCCTTGGGCATTACTCGAAGGCGATGCAACTGTAGTGTTTGCAAGGGTTTTGATAGGACAAAGAAATAAAGCTACTGCCCAAAGGTAGTTGTAGTTTCTGTGGTTGTACTTGTATTTATTTGACGAGTTATAGAGGTTACTGTGTCCAGTCCTGGAGTGATTAATGTTTCTTGAAGAGAAAAGGCTGCTCCATTGTTTACGATAGACCATTGTGGTATAGCTTCTAAATTTGGCGAAGTCCAATTGAAGTTTACTCCTCCAACTGTTTGTTCATTCGTAGTCGTAGGAGTAGGATTGATATATCCCGTTTCAGATTTGATATTATGTCCTGATGCTGAGTATGAGTATCCTGTACGATATTGATGGCTCGTGATTGTTTCATTAATTATTGATTCTGAGGTGCTTGAAGTCTGACTCGAACCCGAACGAAATTGTGGCACAACAGGTACAGCAAGGGTTCTTACTGATAATACTAATAAAACTAGCAGCCAAAGTCTAGTCAATCGTAATAGTAACTTTAGTAGATCCTATGCAA